CGATCAAGGACGCCGTGATTCTCGACGCTATCGCGCGCGGAGAAATCCCGCCGCCTCCGCTTCTGGCTGGCGAGACGATGGTGCACGCGCTGCGCCGCGCGACCTCGGGCGAGTGGCGTTTCCCTGCGAAGCTCTCAATCGACGTGGGCCGCGAGTCAGCGGCGAACATGAACGAGAACCGGCAAGGCGCAAAGTCGCTGCAAGAAATCGCAGCCGAGGAAGGCACGGACGCCTTCACGCGATTGGAGCAGATTGCAATCGAGGCCGCCTACGTCAAACAGCTCGCCGAAAAGTATGGCGTGCCCGAGACCGCGATCCGACTCACGACGAACTCGTTGCCAAGCACGCCAGCGGCCGCAGCCGCAGCAGGCGACGCGGTCGGAGCCAGCGCGGCAGAGGCGCAGGCGGCGAGCGTCGCACCGGCACCGGCTGAGCCCGCACTGGCTGAGCCTGTCGAGCAGGTCGAGAACAGCGCGAACCTCGTCACGATCAACTTCGCTGACGGCAGCTACATCCCGACAAACGCAATGGCCGACAACGCGCGCCGTGCGCTGGACGTTCGCGCATCAAAGCCACCATCTCAGCGCGGCATGACTAGCGTCGGCATTGCCCGCGCTCGCGATCTCATGAACAAGCGGCCTATGAGCGAGGACACCGTTCGCCGCATGAAGGCGTTTTTTGATCGGCACGAAGTCGATAAGCAGGGCGAGACGTGGAAGGATGAAGGGAAGGGATTTCAGGCGTGGTATGGGTGGGGAGGAGACGCTGGCTACTCGTGGGCAACGGCCATCGTCGAGCGGATGAACAAGGCGCAAGCCAACTCCGCGACAAATAAAAACCGCACCGAGTTTTCCGCCGCCACCGAGGTCGCGATGATGATTCAAGAAAAGAGCGGCAATCCAAATGACTGGCTGAACGCCGTAGAGGAGTACCGCAAGCGACTGAATTTGCTGGCCGTTGAAGCCGCCAAGCCAATCGCCGCGAAATCAATCATCGAACGCGCATCTGCAACGCAGCAACCGACCGAGAATAAATAACGAACTTATGGACACACAGACGCAAATCGACCGGCTGATTGAGTTGGCAATCGTTCAACGCTCGGAGCTGAAACAGATCGTCTCGGAATTGCCGCAACTTCGTGAGTATCTTGGCGCTGAAATCGAACGCACTTTTGAGGAGGCCGAGCCTCAGATTCGCATCGAGCTTGAAGAGTTTTGCAAAGCACGCGCTACCGACGAATACGCGAAGACCGGCGCTGCACTCGCGGCAAAAGTCGAGCAGTTGTCGAAGCAGCTAGAGGTCACGACCGCCGCGAAATACTCGGTGCTTATGGCTGAGCGCGCGGAGAACGCGAATCTGCTGGCAAAGGCCGAGGCGCGCATCGAAGACGCGGCCTCTATGCTCTCGGGCGCGGTGAAGGAAATCGTCACCGACGAACTCTCGCGCTTTCCGCGCGCGGGCGAAATTGACCAGCTGCGCAAAGAGTTCGCGGAACCGCGCGGGCTGAATCCTCGTGGGCGTTGGATGGTCGATGAAACCTACCAGCGGCTCGATCTCGTCACGATCAACGGCGACAGCTTCGTGAGCAACATCGACGGCAACCGCGAGCGACCGAGCCGCACAGCAGGCGATTGGACTCTCAGCGCAGCGCGCGGCAACGGAGGCGGGGGTGGCGGCGTGACCTCTATGACCGACTTGGTTCCGGTTCCGAGCAACGGGCAGCTTCTCATCGGCAACGGCACGGGCTTTGTGAATAGCACACTGACCGCTGGCAGTGGTGTCACTATTTCAAACGGCGCGGGGTCTATCACCATCGCATCAACAGGCGCAGGCTCTGGGACGGTGACCTCGGTTTCCGTCACTACGGCAAACGGCGTCTCCGGTTCCGTCGCCACGAGCACTACCACGCCAGCGATCACGCTCACGCTCGGAGCTATCGCGCCGACCTCAGTCAACTCAGTGGTCGTTTCCGGTTCCGCCACGCCGACGCTTGCAGTCTCGGGCACGACCTCAGTCTCTGGAGCTAACACCGGCGACCAGACAATCACGCTCACGGGCGACGTGACGGGAAGTGGCACCGGAAGTTTCGCAACCGCGATTGCCAGCGGCGTGATTGTGAACGCAGACGTCAATGCTTCTGCCGCCATCGCATACAGCAAACTAAACCTTGCGACGAGCATCGTCAACGCGGACATCGGCGCGAGCGCGGCCATCGTGGACACAAAGCTCGCGACGATCTCAACCGCATCGAAGGTCTCGAACTCGGCCACGACTGCGGCGTCGGCAAATACTGCATCCGCGATTGTCGCTCGCGATGCGTCTGGGAATTTCACGGCTGGCACGATCACCGCCGCGCTGACTGGCAACGCATCAACCGCCACCTTGGCATCGACCTCCACCGCGCTCGCGACAGCGCGAACGATCAACGGCACGAGCTTTGACGGGACAGCAAACATCACCGTGACCGCCGCTGGTAGTACGCTTTCGGATACCGTGACAATCGCCAAAGGCGGCACGGGTCAAGTCACTGCGCAGGCCGCGCTCAATGCCTTGCTCCCTTCGCAAGCTGGAGCGAGCGGCAAGGTCTTGCAGAGCGACGGCACCAACACTTCATTCGTCGCGGCTGGAGGAAGCGGAACGGTGACAAGCGTGTCGGTCACAACGGCAAACGGAGTGTCTGGCACAGTCGCAACATCGACGACCACGCCCGCGATCAGCCTCACGCTTGGCGCTATTGTCCCGACATCGGTGAACTCGGTCGTGGTCTCTGGTGCATCGAGTCCGACACTTGCCGTCACCGGCACGACCTCAGTATCGGGCGCGAATACCGGCGATCAGACGATCACTCTGACCGGTGGCGTGACCGGCAGCGGCACCGGCAGCTTCGCCGCCACCGTCGTCACCAACGCAAATCTCACGGGTGGCGTCACGAGTGTTGGCAACGCGGCAACCGTCGTGACAAATGCAAACCTGACTGGTGACGTGACCAGTGTTGGCAATGCGACGGCCATCGCCGCAGGCGTGATTGTCAACGCAGACATCAATGCGAGTGCTGCCATTGTTGATACAAAGCTCAACACGATTTCGACGGCGCTGAAAGTGTCCAACAGCGCAACAACGGCAGCGTCCGCCAACACCGCATCGGCCATCGTAGCGCGTGATGCGTCCGGTAATTTTACCGCTGGGACCATTACGGCGAACCTCACCGGCAATGCCAGCGGCTCGTCTGGCAGCACGACCGGCAATGCGGCGACCGCAACGGCTCTCGCCACGGGTCGCACGATTGCAATCACCGGCGATCTGGCATACACGTCGGCTAGCTTCGATGGAACCAGTAACGTCACGGCGGCGGGAACGCTCGCGACCGTTGCGACGGCTGGCACGACTGGCGGCAGCACGGCGATTCCTGTGGTGACGATCAACGCCAAAGGTCTTACGACCTCAATCACTACGGCGGCAGTAATCGCGCCCGCTGGCACGCTAACCGGCAACACGCTGGCAAGCGGTGTCACCGCCTCGTCGCTGACCTCGCTCGGCACGGTTGCGAGTTTAACCGTTACGGCCGGCACGATCTCGACGACTCCGACCGCATCGACCGACATCGCGAACAAGCTTTACGTCGATACGGTCGCGCAAGGGCTAGACGCGAAGGCATCGTGCATCGCGGCTACGACAGCCAACATCACTCTCAGCGGCACGCAGACCGTCGATGGGATTGTGCTCGTTGCCACTGATCGCGTGTTGGTGAAAAACCAAACGCTGTCACAGAACAACGGAATTTACCTTTGCGCGGCGGGCGCGTGGACTCGTACGAGCGACGCGGATACATGGGACGAGCTGACCTCGGCATTCACTTTTGTTGAGACCGGCACGGTCAACGCGGATACTGGCTATGTCTGCACCGCAGACGCTGGCGGCACGCTTGGCACAACCGCGTTGCCGTGGTCGCAATTCAGCGGCGCGGGATCGTACACGGCGTCCACCGGACTCACGCTCACGGGCACGGCTTTCTCGCTGACGGCTCCGGTGACGGTCGCGCTCGGAGGCACGAACGCGACCACGGCGGGCATTGCTTCGTTTAATAACATCACTGGCTACACGGCCTCTGGCGCAACTGGCACGACCTCGACGAACCTTGTTTTCTCGACGTCGCCGACGCTGGTCACTCCTGCGCTCGGCACCCCGTCATCGGCGACGCTCACGAACGCAACCGGACTCCCGCTCACCACAGGCGTGACCGGAACCCTGCCAGTCGCCAACGGCGGCACGGGCGTCACGACCTCGACGGGCACGACTAACGTGGTGCTCTCAGGATCGCCGACCATCGTCACTCCAGTTATCGCGCAAATCAACGACGCGAGCGGCAACGAGACGCTCAAGCTGGCGTCGATTGCGAGCGCGGTGAACGAGATCACGATTGAGAACGCTGCGACTGGAAATGCGGTGCACATCTCAGCAACAGGCGGCGATGCTTCTGTTGGTCTGCATCTGGCGGGCAAGGGCGCGAGTGGTTACGTCAACGTGCAGGACAGTTCCGATGCCACAAAACGAATCATGTTCAACGCCGCTGGAGGCACGACGAACACGCGCACGATGCTGTCGAGCACGCAGACTGTTGACCGCACGATCTCGCTGCCAGATGCGACGGACACTTTGGTCGGTAAGGCCACGACGGATACGCTGACAAACAAGACGCTGACTTCGCCAACGCTTACAACTCCCGCGCTAGGCACGCCCTCAAGTGGCACGCTATCGAGCTGCACGGGCCTCGCCCTGACAACAGGCGTAACGGGAATCCTGCCCGCAGCCAACGGTGGCACGGGCGTAGCCAACAACGCCGCGATGACCGTGACAGGAAGCGGTAATTTTGCTTTCACCCGCACGCTGACGGCGGCAACCAACGTCACGTTCCCAACGACGGGAACGCTGGCGACATTGGCGGGAAGCGAAACGTTCACGAACAAAACGCTGACCAGCCCAACGCTCACGACGCCCGCCCTCGGCACTCCTGCGTCGGGCGTGCTGAGTTCTTGCACCGTCGATGGAACCGACAAAGTAGGTTTCCTAAACATCCCGCAAAACTCTCAGTCAGCCGCCTACACGCTAGTTTTAGCAGATGCGGGCAAGCACATCTTCCACCCGTCAGGTGACGCTAACGCACGGACGTACACGATTCCCGCTAATAGTTCCGTGGCCTACACTATCGGTACAGCGATCACGTTTATCAACATGACCAGCCAAGTGGTCTCGATTGCGATCACCACCGACACGATGTATCTTTCTTCAGCGGGTACGACTGGCACGCGCAGTCTGGCGCAATATGGTTCCGCAACTGCGATCAAAATGACCAGCACAACGTGGCTCATCTCTGGGAGCGGACTGACCTAACATGGCTTCACTTCAACAGATTTTGATGGCTATGTACGCCGCAGTTGCGGTGAGCCACAAGGCAATCTTTGGGTATGGTGCCAGCAGCGGTGGATATGTCTCAGTGACAAATCTTGTGTCTAACACAGGCGTGGTAGCAACGGACACCACTGGTGTTGGCACTGCACGCTACGGCCTCGCCGCTGCTGGCTACGGCACGGACAAGGCGATTTTTGGGTATGGCTATAGCGGCGGTTATGTCTCGCTGACAAACCTCGTATCCAACACAGGCGTGGTATCATCGGACACGACAGGCGTGGGCACTGCACGCTACATCCTTGCCGCTGCTGGCTACGGCACAGACAAAGCGATTTTTGGGTATGGTTGGGACGGCTCATATTTTTTGCTGACAAACCTTGTTGACAACACGGGGGTGGTATCAACGGATACAACCGGAGTTGGTACTGCACGCTACGGCTTAGCCGCTGCTGGCTACGGCACGGACGAAGCGATCTTCGGGTAT